GCCTAGCCTCGCCTGCTGGAAAATCTAGCACCTCACTACCGGGCCTACCGGGAGGTGTTTGTGGCGTCCAACCTCCGGGTACATTCATTGGAGATTCACCACCGTAGTAGTACATTAAATCCCTAAGGGGATAAGTGACATTACCTTCAGCATCTGTTCTTGGGCCACCGCCTTCCATACCAGTGTAGTAAGTTGGCGTTCCTCCTTCTGAAAGAATCTTTGCTCTGTCAGCAGCAGTCTCACGCTGCATCCAAGCTGACCTAGTTCCGGGCGCATAAGCAAGGTTATGTCCAATACCCGCCTTATTCAGGTAGTTATATTGGGGGTATGCATACCCTGCTGTTGGCATCTCCTTACTGAATCCAAAATCTCCCGGTGATAGAATCTGTGGGTCTACTTGAGGCCAATCAAACAGTCCAGTAGGCCCATCCTGATACAAGTTTTGACTTTCCCACCAGTCGTACTGCCCCATATCACCTGAGTTAGCTCCTCCTCCATCCCAGTCCACGTCAGGCCACAGCTTTCTTATATTAGTGTCTCCTCCCGGACCACTAATAACAGGGTTAGTTGGAGGCTTTCCACGCACTCCTTTTGGCGGGGGGGCTTGTCCCCTATCGTTACCTCCCCAACTTCCTATACTTATACCATTATGCAAAACACCTAGTTCATCATCCCATGTAACTACTGTTTCGTCATCTTGGTTGTATACATCATTAGATGAATTTATATAATTTTCTGCCCAAGAGGTCCAATCTATTGGTTCTACGTTTGAATTTATCGTCCATGAACCATCGTGTATCTTACTGACATTAGCATTTCCCTGCCCAAGACCCCATTCTACATTCCCCGGTTTATTACCAGTCCCATCACCCATCATTGTGTAAAAAGCTACACCAAACAGCGCATCATTTATAGCCTTACTATCACCATTCTGAATTTCAGATTGTAATCGAGATAAAATCCTATTCCATTTACCGGGATCATCAGCCTTTAAACCATCTAAAACACTTATAGGTATATTTGTATTAGGGATATTTGCCATTATTGCATCCTATGTTTTAAGTCTTTTGTGTACACAATGTAATTAGATTCCCAGTCCGGGAGAAGTTTCTTCCATCCTTTTCTTCCCCATAGCTCCATTCCAGAGCAGCCTGTTTTTATTGCGAATGATTCAACCATGTCGTTAAATGCGTATAGCCTTGAGAATTCCGAACCAGCCATAGAAATGATCTTTAGGACTTTCTTCTGGGGGTAGACAGCAATCTGTGTTACCATAATAGAGTGCAGACCACTGTCCTCAGTAGCTACCCATAACTGCATATTCCCATCAGCTAATTCTTCTAGGTAGTCATCTGTTTCAAGTTCGCCTTCAGTGTGTTCCCTCACTCTATCTAGTAATGGAGCTACCTGATCCCAGATGTAAGGGATATCTTCTGGTTGTACGATCTGAGCCTTCAACCCAGTTTTACCCATGCACTAGTTGATTCCTTGAAGAAGTATATTCCCTCACCGGAGCCGGGGTCCCAACTACCATCAGCATCAGCATTACCAGAAGCATATCTTATATCCCCACCACGGGGCTTATCAGGAGCATCGTGTATCCTTTCCAATCTAAAGGTAGCTTGGTTGAATATGATATTACCAAGTCTTTTTAACTCATCGGTTACATAAACCCCCAAACCTTCTTCCCCTAACGGGAGAGGTCCGGGCTGATAATGGGTTACAGACTTTACTACCCTATCTTTATATGTAGCCATTATGATGACATCCTAGAGCCTCTCCTTCCAGCATCATCTAGCTCTATTTCATACCCATCTAATCTCCAATCAAAGTCGCCAGTAGACTCAAACTTAACCCCATAAAGTTTTCCACTTTTTCTTACGGATACCTTGGATTGAGTATCTGGATTAAATGCAACAGCGTCTGACCAAGAAACTACTTCCTCTGTTGAGTTCTGAGTTCCAACATATACATTAACCGTATTACCAGAGCCGGTTACTTCCATTTTAGGCCAAATAGCTTTTATACGTTTTACTGTAGACTGATCGTTTTGCTGTTGTGCAGTTACAGCTATACCTGTTCTTTCTATAAACGAGGTCATATCGGCGTCATCTTCCCTATTTCCAGATGCATTTCTATAAAGTTTTGTATCTGTTGGAGAAGCCATAACCAGAACATTCTCAGATTGTGACCATGTGGCTGTCCAAGTCCCCAAGGAGCTAGACCATGTTGGTATTGCAGCCGACCATGTTGTAAATGAGTTTGGATCAGCCACAGTACCATATCCAGCATGAGCTAGATTTGGTATATCACGGATAGTAAAAGCATTATTGGTCCAGTTCCAAACAACGGCTTTATTACATTGGTTTGTTGCGCTGGTTGGTGTGGGAAAACAGGCCCACATCTCAGTGTTTCCATAATCAGCAACTACAAAAGATCGTTCAAAACTATCCCCGTCTATCTCTCCAAATATATAATCCCTTATCTTATGCGGCAGGATAGACTTTACTCTTTGACCATCGTTTATATATACATCGCCGTTACCCAGTATAAAATGACCACCGTCAAACTCAGCCACACAGTTCTTTGCAAGTGCGCCGACTGAGGGGGATAACTGCCTAAAGGCAAATATAAATGGAGTTCCAACGTAACTCATGCTATAAATGGAATCTTCCTTATAGATCATAAAGGTGTCGCCAAGAGGGAGGCCATCTAGTATGGCACCCTTCGTATCAGCTAATTCATACTCACCAGCATCTACTGTGGCGCTTGTTTCATCCCATGAAGCTGGAACAGCCTGAGTAGCAGCCTCTGTAGACCATTTAACCTTTTGCGGTATAGGTACCCCAGCTTCAGTTAGATTGAGCGCGATCAAGAAAGATCGGAATGCTCTAACAGATACGGGGTAATGAGTTGCACCAGCACCAGCCGACCAGTTGGTTAGATCAGCCATAGTGGTGGATGTAGATGGGACACCAGAAGATAACGCCCAAAACTGAGGCTGGTCAAATCCATTGGCCATTATAAGAACACCACCCAAAACGGTAGATGTCCACCCCTCGTCAGCAGTAGCATTATAAGCCCCTGATCCGCGAGTTATATCATACCAAGTCTCATTACTGGTCTTATATACCCTTATAGATGTAAGGCTTGCTATTACCCAATATGCCTCAGTACCGTATTTAAGCTGTACAATATGATACGGCGTAACAGGACAGGTTGCCATAACCTCAGCATACCCCGGAGACTTTACTATAGCCCCATGCTCTACCCTTACATTATTTCCATCAGACCAGACATTAGGTGGTAGCTGCCAAGGATTTATATCCTTGACTATCCCTGTCTCACCTACATTCTCTACGGGAATTAGAGCCACTATTCATACCTAACATGGTATGGATCAGCTTCTGCATCTGGTGCAACAGGCCAGTCCCAATATGTTTTATCTACTGTTCTATTGTGGTTTTGTGTTTCCGGGCCGATTGTTTCCTTCCCCTCCGAATCGTAAGTTGATGTATACCTTACCTCTACGACAGGATGATTCTGAAAGTTCTTAACAGCCTGTAAGCTGGCAAAGGATTCAACCCCAGACTCAAGGCTATTACCATGCGTCCTTACCTCATTCCTGTAGGTCTTCCATGCGTCTGTCAGGGCGGTTCCACCGTCAGCCTCCCGTATAACTCTCCAATCAGAGGAAGCTAAAAGACTACCAACATTCTGTTTGATCTTGCTTACCAGTTGAGTCTTTAATCCTTCCACATCTTTCTCTGTAGTGGCGTAGCTTATTACAGTCTCGCCATCTACCAGAGTAAGTGTCTCCGCACCAGTATTATGGTAGCGTTGATCTGGAATCTCTACTCGCGCAGGGGTAATCCCTAACTCAGCCAGTTCTGCCTTACTCCATTTCCGGAATATCTGGCGAGGATGAGTCACACCATTTACTGTTATTTCTTTTGGTGTCCGTATGACACCTAAACTGTCACTGTGCCACATAATTTACCTCGCGTTAGATGTTTTAAATGGATTTTTTGCGAATGCTATATAGAGATATGTTAGAGCATCATTTATGTACGCAGAACTTTCCCTCATCTTTATCCCATTAGAAAGAAAATCTAAGTTCCTTGCGGTTCCTTCAGGCCCATTATCATTAGGGCTTAATTTTCTCGTAACCTCATTGTACGGACTACGTTTGTCGTCAAACATTACCCAGTCTCTAGCCACAGCTACTTCTTTGATTAGAACAAAAGCTGGTTTGAAGCCAGTATAGACA